TCAAATGTATCTGCTTTTTCTGCATTTACGGTTTTTGCTTGATTTACAGTCATCGCCTACTGTGTTGCCGTCTTTGCTAGCTCACGCTGTCGAAGCCTGGTCACCCCCATTAAAAGACTCTCGTCTTGTAAAAGTATTTTGGTGGAGGTGGGCGGAATCGAACCGCCGTCCAACATGCCTTCACATCGAAGGGATTACAACAATTCTATTATTTACCCAACTTACGCTGGATAAATGTTTGCTGCCTGTTTGCCTTTTTGGCCTTGTACTACATCAAACGTTACTGCTTGGTTTTCCTGTAGAACTTTAAAGCCTGAGCTTTGTATTGCTGAGTAGTGAGCAAATAAATCCTCACCGCCGTTGTCTGGAGTAATAAATCCAAAACCTTTGGTTTCATTAAACCATTTTACTTTTCCTGTTGCCATTTTACTTGTATTTCCTTTAATATTAAATTTTACTTTCTTTTTGACTTATTGTTAAGAGTTTAGAATGTAAAATCATGTTTTCTGTTACTAATTTGGTTAGAGTTGCTAATAAAACCAAACGTTCGTTATCTGTGTAAACATCTTTGTCAAATTGATCAAGTATGCTTGTTCCAATCATTTTCATTGCTTCTGTCTTGCCCTGCTTCAATGACCCCCAGTCAAATGGGTCACCATCTTCTACCGCAAATGCGATATCAATTAGTTCTTCTAGTGTTACTTTAGCCATCCTATCTTTTCTCCACTGTGGATTCTTCTTTGGTATTCTCCAATACTTTCAGGAAAACGCCAAGCCCAAACTGCCACCAATAACATAAAGATTGCTGCGTATATTATACCACGAACAGGTATCGCAGTCAACCACATGATTACCAAACTGGTCATCATCATGGCCAGCATAAAGTATTTCATTTTCTGCGGGAACACACGCTTGGTATTCCAATTGGTTAAGAATGGTCCGAATATCTTGTGATTGTAGATCCAGCGATGCATGCGTTCTGAACCTTTTGAAAAACAGTACGCAGCAAATACCACAAAAGGTGAGTAAGGTATTCCGGGAGTGATCACACCAACATAGGCCATGCCTAAACTTAGGAATCCAAGGCAGTTCCAAAATAATTTTTTCATTACACTACCTTGACGCTGGATCCTGCACTACCGGAGTATGTTACTGCTCTGTCATATTCTGGAGGCACAGTCCATGCTCGTGATACTGATATGATTGGCATCCCAGTTGCTTTGAATCCTACTTCTGTGAGACTGTCTGATTGGTTTCCACCTGCGATCAGCACAGTACCGTTTGATGGATTGTATCCTCTGAAGAATCCAATGTGTCCACCACCAGCACGACTGAATACCACTATATCATTCAAGCGCCACTTGCTTCGGTCATCTAATGGTATTCTTGTACCAAATCCATTATAGGCCAAACTGCTTAAAGTTTTAAGACTCTGTACCCCAGATGCTTTCAATGCTGAGCCAGCAAAGGCAGCACACCACGGTGTTGAATCTGAGTTGAGATTAAATCCCACTGCTTTATAACTGCTAAGAATATATTGATTACTGCCAGTTTCTCGCCAGCGACCTGCTCTAGCATCAGATAATGCAGTATCGATGTTTTTTGACAGCACAGCAAATACAGCGTTGGGATCTGCATTGGGATCCAGTTTTGCAGGAAAACCTCCTGATATGCTGTAGGCTCCTGGACTAGCTTCTGGTGTGACTCGTTGCAAAGGACCTTCCTGTGGTACTTCACCGACACCGTTCAATCCCACTTCAGCTTCATCAGCACTGGTGGCTAAAGCAGCACTAGAAGCCACTGCTCCGGATTGTGCGATTGACAAAGAAACTAGTACAGCTTCCGGTGAACCAATAGCTGGGCTAGGACTCGCTTCTTCCCACAGTGCTATTAATTTTTTATTTGCATAGACATCATTGGCACGCCATACATCAAGTATTGGTGGGCCTAGTCCGGTTCTGTATGGCATATTCTAATCCTAGGCTAATTTAATACCTGTGGTGGTTTGTATAAATTGATCAGCGAATGCCTTGTCTGTGGCTTCTGCCACAGTGACTGTGGTCTTAGACAATTTTACTTCTTTTTCTGGATTCACTGTAAATAGATACGGCATTAGTCCGGGACCTCTTTCACCCATGCCTATAACCATTGGGCGTGATAGTTTATAATAACTATCAGTTTCTGCAGCCAATTTAGCTACGATTTCCTCTCCCGACGTTAGTTTGAGAGTTACTACTTCACCTACTGATACACCTTTATCAATTAACATGTTCTAACCTTTTCTTTAATTCTTGAAATCCACCTACTAGTTCTCCATCGAGAAAAATCTGTGGTACTGATCTCGCCCCAGGTACTGCTTCTAATAACTCTTCTTTCATATAACCATCGCCAATTACTTTTTCTTCATAAGCAATGTTTTTCAACTTTAATAACGCCTTGGCCTGATCGCAAAAAAAACAGGCAGGTTTGCTCCATACTACTGCTTTCATGTTGTTATCCCGAATAAACTATTCCACCTTTTTTGTCTGTGACACGCACCAGCAATGCTCCTTGATTCTTTTTGGCCAATGCTGCACTGATAGCTGCTGCTTCTGTGCCATAGCTGCCTAGTGTAGTCCAAGATTCGTAAGGTGAGTTTCTTTTAAATTGTGCTTTATACATAATATCTATTATATAGCCGGAAGAGCATCGTAGTCAACATTTTCGCTCATTACACCGATAACATAATTGGTACTTTCGTTTTCTTGTAGAGCGGTTTGTTTTTTGCTGGTGTCTGAATGCTTGTTGAACCAAGGAATCGGTGTTACCTTAGGTGCAGGATTGGTGTATTTGATGCCAATGTCTTTCAAAGCACCAACTGCTGTGTAGTCCACGAATTCTTTGAGAATATTGGCATTTAACCCGATAACAGGCCCTTTTTGGAATAGATATTCAGCCCAGGTCTTTTCTTCACGTATGACATCCAAATACATCTGATAAACTTCTTGTTCACATTCTATTTTAGCCTTGGCAAATCTTTCATCTTCTTTAACAACTTGATTGATGAGATAAGCGGTCCATCCTTTGTGTAGCAGTTCGTCTTGTAAGATCAACCCGATGATGTTGCCGTTGCCAATAAAGATCTTATTCTCTACCATAGCAAGACTTGTAGCGAACGATACCATAAAGCGGAATGCTTCTAATGCGTAGGATGCATTCAAGGCTAACCAAATAGCTTTAATATGTTCCTGCTCTGGGAAGTTTTCTAATAGTTCTTTGCGGCAATTGATCGTGTGCAATTTGTCATAGTACTGTCCCACTGAACTGGCCATATCAACAATTTCTTTGGTATCGTGAATAGTGGCGAATACATCTTTAGGCACATTGTAGATGTTGCGAATGATATGGCTGTATGAGCGACTATGAATGTTGGTTTCAAAGAATGTCCAATTATAGACCAATGCTTCTAGTTCTGGTAGACTTATCACGGGTGTAAAGATTTGGCTTGGTCCACGACCTTGAAGACTATCAAGAGCAGTCTGACGCAAAAGGTTACTGGTGAAGATATGTTTCACAGCATCAGATGCTTCTTTAAAATCGTTGGCATCTTTGCTTAGACTGATTTCTTCAGGTACCCAAAAGAAACCACGTGCTGTTGTTTCAAAGTCTGCGATCTTTTTGTATTTGACTTCTTCAAATCTTTGAATAGTAACTGGCCCAGCAGGGTCAAGAAACATTTTGCGATTGAGATAATCTGTCTTTGTGTTTAAGTTATATTGAGCTTGACTCATAGTTTACATGCCTCGCAATCTTCGTCAATGGATGTTTCTACTTCACGCTCATTGTGGAAACCGTTATAGTGTACTTCTGGCGTTGGTTCTGCCATTGCCTTTGAACCTGCTTTGTTAATCAAACTGTAGTAGAATGTTTTAATACCCCATAGCTGTGCCTGCATGAGATTCTTAATAATTAATGTGGTTGGCACTTTACGATCTGCCCAGTGTGCTGGATTGTAGAATGTGTTAGTTGAAATACTTTGATCGACATAGGCTGCCAATACTGCTGCGGTTTTGAGATATCCGTCACAGTCTTGCTGTTCCCACATCAATTGATATTTGTTTTTAAGTCTATGATACTCTGGAACTACCTGTATAAATGATCCTGCTTTAGATTCTTTAACAGTGATCAAACTCATAGGCATTTCGATACCGTTGGTAGAATCGATTACCACCGAACTTGATTCCACAGGAGCAATGGCCATTAGCGTGGCATTTCTAACACCGTATTGTTTCATGTCAAGACGTAGTGTTTCCCAATCCAGTTCCGGTTTAAAGTCAGCCAGTTGATTTACACCTTTAGCACGAAGCTCCCACGGAAACGTGCCCTGACCATATCTAGTCTTAGCACTATCCACACAAGGACCGCGCTCTTTGGCTAACTCAACTGTGGCTTCTGTTAAGTAGAATGCCTGATGCTCCATCCATGATTTAACTTCTTGCAGTGATTCTTTCTCGCCATACTTGAATCCACGTTTGGCGTGCCAATAAGCAAGATTAGTAACACCAATACCTAAGGGCTGTATCTCATCATTCGAAAGTTTACTTTGAATTGATAAGAAGTCTTGATAGTCTAAAATATTACATAGACTACGTTGCAATATTCGACATGCACGACGCATGTCTTCTGGGTTACGGAACGATCCCCAGTTGATAGATCCCAGGGTACATAACGCTATGCGTCCAGCCTCGTCGTCTAATCTTTTAAATGGACGGGTTGGTAATAGGATCTCACAGCACAGGTTACTTTGATAGATTGTATGATATTCAGGATCAAATGGTCCTTGATTCATAACATTATCAATAAACACCAAATAGATGCGACCCGTGTCTGTGCGTTCTTTTAGAATGCCTGATTTGAATACTTCCTCAGCACTCATAGTTTTCTTACGTAGATCTTTACGCTTTTCGTATTTTAAATATAGTTCTTCAAATCGTTCTGTATTCTTATAAAATGCTTCATATAAGTCAGGCACTTCGTTTGGATCAAAGAATGTAATGTTTTCTTTGTTCTTAAAACGTCTCCAAAAGAATGAACTTAATACCACACCGTAGTCCATGTGACGCACACGAGTTTCTTCTGTGCCTTGGTTATTCTTAAGAACAATAAGATCATCGAACTGTAAATGCCAAATAGGATAAAACACAGTAGCTGATGCATTGCGAATGCCGCCTTGTGAACAACTACGTAAGTCGCCAAACCATTTCTTAAGGAAGGGGATCATGCCTGTATGCATGATTTCCCCGCCTCGTATAGGACTCCCCAGGGGGCGCAAACGACCTATCTCTAGACCAATGCCAGCACGTTTGCTGGCATACTTGGCCATCATTTCTCCGGATGCAAATATGCTATCCAAATCATCATCGGCACGAATAAGAACACATGAACTAAACTGCTTGGTTGGAGTACCTAGTCCAGCCAGCACCGGAGTAGCCAGTGTAAACAAACCATCCGAAGCACAGTTGTAGTACTCTTTGATATATCTCATACGAGTAGTGTTAGGTTCTTCTTTGTGGAACACTGTGGCTGCTGCCACCATGTATCTAATCTGAGGTGTTTCGTAAATTTCTTTGGTGGCGCGATTCTTAACAAGATATTTTTCAATCAACTGTTCTATGGCTGCATAAGAATATTGTTCATCCTTGTCATGATCCAGCATGTCATTCATTTTGTTCCAATCGTCTTCGGTATACCATTCTAATAGTTCGGGAGTATAAAGACCTACTGCAATATTTTTCTTTACTATGTCGTATAAATGTGGCGGCGTGTATGAACCGTACACGTCTTTGCGTAGCATGCTTAGGCGTTGTTTGCCTGCTACGTATTGATAATTTGTGTGTCCTACGTCTGGATTGTGTTCAACATCGATCAAGTCTACAACAGCACGTAGAGTGATTTCATCAATCTCCTCTGTGGTGATACCGTCGTAAAAACTTAACTGTGCTTTGATTTCTATCATTGACTGACTGACGTCAGCTGTGCCTTGACATACCTTTGCTACCTGTGCCTGCCACTTTTCGATCATTAGTGGCTCTTTCACTCCGCTTCTTTTAATTACTGTAATTGTCATTTACGCCTCAATATTCTATTTTATTCTTATTAGATTCATATTTATCAGAATCAGTATTTTGCCCATATCAGGCTGGTTTCAGTTTGATCTAAACTGTCAAAATTAACTACATCACCGTATTGCAAATTTAATACATACTGATCGTCTACTACTAACATGTATCGTTTTTCTTTCGTAGACTTAGACGTATGTATCTCGCATTTGGAATCCATAAACCGACGTGTTAATTTAATAGTATACAGCATTCCTAGAGCAATAGCAAGATCATCTAGCCGAGAATCTAGAACTAGATGCCAAGGATCGGGCCATTCATTTGGTTTTTGGGGATTGAGATACGGACTAACAAATGGAGCACGGCTCCAAAATTTAGCGACATCTTCAAAAGGAGTATCACTGACTTCTAAGCTATCTCTAAATTCTTTCCACGCTGTTAATCTATCTGTGCCGTGCTTGTTAAACACCGTAGGTAACGTCAAATGATATTGACCCACCGGCTCCGGCTGACCCACTAACTAATAGAGGATTCTTATATGACAGCACCACAGTGTCGATACTCAGGGTTGAATCACCCGTGGTGTCGTCATTGTCTCTGAGCTCTGCAGCAAATTCAAAATTTGTCATAAGTGTTCCCCCGAAAGATGTTGTTAATGGTGTTGAATATTGGAAATTATCTGTGATGGCTACCTGTGAAAGACCATCACCTACTGTGAGATGCAGTTGGCCTGAACGACTGAATTCTCCCAAGGTCAGTAGATAATCTACCACAATGTATTTGTTAAATGCTGAAAACACAGCCAATGGTACAAAACTATCTGATGGTGTTATTGCTGCAAAATTTCTATCTATGAAACTTACTTTGTCGCCATTATAGACTTCGATTACGCTGGCAGTGGTAGCAGATGAAGTGAATGCGGCAGCTTGGAATCTGTCACTGGTGCAATCAATCACAATGTTGTTAGTCTTTTCACCAAAATAAACGATAGATTCCACAGGGCTGTCTGCCAAGCCTGTGTTGTTACCACAGTTTTTAAATTTAGATTGTTTGATCTGAGTACCGCGACCATTGGTAGATTTAAATGCCTGTTTAGCGATTTCTTCAAAGTCACAGTCAATGATTTGCCATTTATTGATCTGTGTGATTACCGAAGGAGGTACTGGTACTGCACCAGAGATATAAATGCCTGTATCATTTTCAAAGAATTCGCATCTGTTAAATTTTATTACAGTGTCGAAGACCACTGTTTGTACACATTTAACACTGATGCTGTTGGCTTCAAATCTACAACTGTTAAACCTAATATTATCAACTTTGGTATCTGATAGGTCATTGTTCCAAAAAACTGCAGCAGGTTCTGTAACGTATGAACTCACTGTATTACCGAGATTATATTCGCCTAAAAACTTCACGGTATCGAAAGTACTGTTGGCTACTCCGCTTAATACCAATTGTCCTGTTACTCGTTTGATTGTGATGTTTGAAATTTCTATGTTCTGAGGTCTATTAGTACTGTCAAAACTGGCGCTTTCTAATCCTGTGCTGGTCACAAAACGTATTGAATTAGCACCAATGTTTAACACAGCACCGTCTTGTGTTTCTCCTTTGAGCATCACGCCGCTGGGGATTGCCAAGCCACTGGTGAACAGATATTCACCATTAGGTACCATCAGTACCTTTCTGTAATTTTCATTGACATTCTTAAACAATTCGTTAAATGCTAGACTAAAAGCTGCGACACAATCTGTAGAACCATCACCCACAGCACCAAAGTCTGTGACTGATACATATTCATCTAATTTGCCCTGCAGTGTTCTTGGTACACTTAATGTGATAGAAGTATCATCTGAAGCGAATTGATAGCTGGATGCCAGAGCTAGTAGATCATCATGCTCTGTGAGTATTTTGGTATTGCCTACGTATGGTGCACCTTCTGCAACCGCACCGTTACCGATGAATAATTCTTGTGAGTCAACTGCCCAAGCAAATTCTGCCGAACTTAGTTGTGGTACTCCACTATTTGAATTCTTCTGTCCTCTACGGACTTGGATTTTTGAGATTTGGACAACGGCCACTTTAGTATCCTCTATGCTTGATAGAGTATTTATCTACTTAGGGCGTAGTATTCCTCTACCTTGTTAAGCCAAGCGTCCTGCCACTTGTTAAAGTCTTTGGGTTCTAGCGTAAACTGTTGATATTGGAAATCACGGCTACACATAAAGATAACACCTTTACGGATATCAGTGCCATAAACTTCATTATGTGCTAATATATAGGCCATAAGCTGTAGATAGTAATCTTCTACCCATTCTGCTTTTTTGGGCTTGTTAGTTTGCTTATAATCCATTACCGCTGGTTCATCTTCATGTATACCAACTAGATCAGTGGTGCCTGAAAATAATCCTGGAAAGTATAAACTCTGCTCCATGGCCCATACTTCAGATACTTTGCTTAGTCCTTGTGCAATAATAACATCTGCCATTGAATTGGCCTGTATGTGAACAGGATTATTGCCTGGCTGTCTCTGTATACCTGCTACGAATCTTTCCAAATTACCATGCATAGCAGTGCCCACACCACTTGCTTCTTTGGTAATCTGTGCTGCTTTGTCATGTCCAATTCTATCACGCCATTCATTTAAATGGGTCATGTCCTTGGTTGCGGAAAGGATGGTAGTTACACTTGGTAAACTTTCGCCATCGGGTGTAAGATATACACGTTTGCGTGTAACAGGATCATTGATCTGTTCACAGTTCTTGTATTTGATCCGTTCAACGAACGGTGGTGGATTGATTATATTTTCAGTCATAGTGTATATTATACACTAAATCGTTTTGAAAGTCAAATCTTGGGAGTAGCTGTTTGTTGAGCCAACTGTTGAGGAGCAGCAGAAGCTGCCATTTTATCCACAGCAGCTTGGCTATCTGCTGGAGTTTGTGTACCGTCACCGCTGGGTTCTTCGTCTGGTGCTCCGGGAACATTAAGTTCTATACCTTGATCGTTGAAATTTTTAACCATGGTCTGCACCGCAGGACTGCCATCGTATATGGCTTTGAATGTTTCGTAGTCTGCAGCCATTTCAAATCCATTGGTTTTTAATACCTGTTGTAGCCCATTCCAATTTAATTTGGCTGGTGCTTTTTTTGAAGCTGCACGACCAATATAGTTTCTGAGGACTATTACTAATTTGTCGCCGGTGTCATCACCTTGAAATTCAAAAAATCTCATCCTAGTTGCGCCAATTGTTTACGTAGATCTGTCAACTGTTGTTCAGTCTGTTTGATTTGATCCTGCACCTGTTTCTTTTGTTCTTGCTGTTGTTGAGCTGCCTGTGCTGCCTGTGCCGGATCCAACCCTCCAGGTGGTTGTCCCGATACCGTGTTTTTACCTGATTGATAGCCCTGCTTGACCGCGGAGCCAATACCAGCTATCCCGCCAGCAACAGCACCTACACCTTTGGCAATGCCACCTGCTACATTTCCTATAGCACTACCTATGCCGCCTAGACTAAGTTCATCTAATTGGGCATCGTTGTTGCTGAGCTCAGATAGTCGCATTACCCTGCCAATACTTTTAATAGACTGTTTTGATACTCGATGCTTTCACGTTTTTCACGACCTGCTGTTTCGGCACCACCCGCAGCTGGCTCTGCCGCTGCGAATTCATCTCCACCCATTTCTGGTTCTGCATTCATAGCATCTGGTTCTGCTGGACCTTCTAGATCAGCTGCGACTCCTGCATCTGGAGCTGGTTCAGAGCCTAGCAATTCAGCACCTTGTTCTTCACCTGTGAGCATGCGCACACCTGTGGCTAATGTTTCGCGTGTGGATTTTAAATTTTCTAGTGCTTGTTGAACAGCCGGAGCCACTGCACTGATATATGCTTTGGCTTGTTCCTGGCCCATTTCGTCACGGATTGAATCACCTAATTGGATTAGCTGATCATTTTCCATACCACTTAGTTCTTCAATCCAACGGCCAACTCTGTCAACCATTGTTTTTGCTGTGACCACAGCAGTGGCCTGCTGTACTTCACCTTCTTGTAATTTAGTCATGTCTTCTCCTGGATTATCGACTGATTCATCTTTTTTAGCAGGTAAATTTTTGTGCTTGGTACCTGCAAACTTTTCTAATTCTTTCATGCTCATTTTAGACATCTCAGCTGCGGCGCCTTTGCCTGATGGTGTTTCACCTTT